TGCGCCGGTCAAAGTCGCTGTGCCGACAACACCTAATGTGCCGCCGATTTGTGTATTGCCAGAGGCGGACGCGACTGTAAACTTGGTAGTCGCTACCGAGAAGTTGCCGGCTACATCAGCAGTGGACGCCATCGTCACGGCGCCGCCAAACGAGGCTGTTCCGGTCGTTGTAAGCGTTGTGCCGCGCATGGCGGGGCCAGACAACAACCACCATTTCCCGTTGGCGTCGGTGAAAATGTATGTGCTGCCGCCATCAGGGATCGTATAACTAAGACCTACGCCGGAAGCGTCAATATCGTCAGTCGCGGCGGGAACCAGTGTCACGGCGCCGCCGGTAGCGCGCACGCCGAGAACATACCCTGTGGACAGCGTTGTACTCAACGGTAGATTGATACTGAGTGCCGCCGTGGCGACAAACACCGTGTTGCCTGCCCCTGCATTCGGCGACTGGTTTACCGCAACAGTAGATTCAGTCAGCGTCAGGTTCGTGATGCCGAGGATAGCCAGAACTGCGGCGGAACTGGGCGCGGTGAAGATGGACTTGCCTATTGACGTGCCGCCAAGATTCGTCAAAGCGTCGTCGGAGTTTGTAGCTCCTGTGCCGCCGTTTACAATGGCGAGCGCGTCAACAAGAGCGCCGTAAGACGCGAAGCCACTGGCGCCCGCAATAATAGCGCCCGAATTTCCAGCGTTCATCACCAAAGTAGCGGCGTCGTTGATGGTCTGGCCGCCGGTTGTGGTTATTGTCAGCGTGCCGGATCCAGTATTGGCAATCCAGCAAAACCACCCGTCGCCAAGGATCGTATAGTCCGCGAGTTGCAGCGTGCCAACCCCACCAGTCCACACAACCGAACGACCGCGATACGCCGTCGTCAAATTGGTGTTGGTTGACAAATAAGATGTCGGAAAATCGACCTGCAGAAGCGAGCCGTTGGCCTCAAGACCAGCGCCGGCAAGCGATGCCGCGGAGGCCGAGGACGTCGTGCTCGCCATTTGCAGCGCTTGCCAGGTCCCGGCGGCGGTGCTGTTGTCCGTGAGTTTGATCAGCCACGATTGTGTGGTGGCGATCGTCGCGATCAGGACGCCGGTAGACGTCCGCACACTGAACGAGTTGGACCCTACATTCGTGATCATCGTGACGACGCCGGTAGAACCGGTATTACCGGTCGGCATCGTCAAGGAAAGGCTGGTTGTCGTCGCCGTTACGTCAATGGCGTTGGCGACAACTGGCTCACCTTCTGTCGTCTCAAGCGGCCACACGAGAGTCGTGTTGGTGCTGATGGACAGCGACAAATAGGACGGGTCCGCGGGACGAACGACGGAGCCACCGAAAACATTGGTATAAGAAGAACCAGACATATTAACTTATCCCTATACCATGGTCCGAACAGCGCCTCTATCCATGATCCGCTGTAGGTCTTGCGCTTGCAGTGTTGATACTTCTTTGGTGTAGGCGTTGCCCCACGTCGCGATGCGTGCGTCGTCCTTGATAAACGGCGCCGCTTGCAACAGCGTCCCGTAGTAGAGGGCGTTCGGGCAGTAGTTCGTGAAGAAGTTGTTCTGGTTTTCCTCATCCAGCAACACGGGCTGCATGTAGGCCAAAACTTCCCACGGATAGTCGTCATCCGGCGTAGGAACAACGAGCCACGACGATAAATTGTAGTCCGTATAGTACCTGGGTACGCCGGTCGTTGTCGAGTTCGGCCAGTAGGACCTGGCATACTCATATGAACGGGGGAACAGTGGCGTCCGGTCATTCTTGTCGGTGCCGGTTCCGAAATTCATGCTGACGGTAGCACGCCACCGATCCGGCTTGGGGTAGACGGATACCCCCGTTGCCAGACCGGTCGGCGCGTTCACCAGCACCTCGATAGTGCCGAGAAGTTTCAGGTCCTGAATAAGTGCCCGTTCTGCCGCGTTTATGAGGCGCGGCAGTTGGTTGTAAACCGTCGGGTCTGTCAGGAGGCTGCCACCACGCTCCAACGCATTGCTGACGTCAGCCAAAAGACTCGTGTAATTGACTGTCGTAGCCATGCTTTTGGTCCTTACGAGGCGACGTGATCGACTGTAATCGGGTTGTCAGGCATCGGCGACGGGTTCGCCAAGGTCTCAAGTACCTGACAAACCTGCACGAAAGCCTGAACCTCGGCGCCCTTCAAATCCGTACGCGAAAGGAAAATGAGGGCTGCTTTTGCTACTTCTGGTGTCATTACGCGCTCACCGCTCCAAGTTGTGCCGATACCCATGTATTGGCTGCCACGAAGAAATAGTCGCACCGTAGTGCGTTTGTCAACGTAACGCCTGTGCTACCAGCAGTTCCATCGACTGTTTCAGATGCAGAGGCGTAGACCTTGATTGGATTAGCCCCGGCATTGAATACAGTGATACGCATGCCAACAACACCAACAGGAAGGACAACACCAGTGCTTGCTGCGGCGGTTGTGACACGGTTTACCTGCTTTGCCAGTTGTAGCGCATCCGCCCTTGTCGTGCCAGCAGCAGTAAGAGCGTTGCCGACACTATAGTCCACATAGCCCGACACAACAACCGAACCAGTGAAAGTGCCGGTGCCGGTGTCGCTGATCGAGGCTATTTCGGAACCGTTGTTCCAGAATTGCAGTCGGTTGCTGCCGTGGGTCGTATAAACACCGGTAGCCCCGTCGCCGTTCCAGCCAAACTTCACGCCGTCGGCAAATTTGATCGCGACGCCGCGGTTGATGCCGTCAATATAGGGGTTGGCGCGGGATCCGGTGCCCTGTGACATGTCGATACCGGCGACAGTCCACCCAGCGTAGTAGGCACTGACAACATTGAAGAACGTGTCGTTGATGCCGCCGGTAAAACTATTCCAATAGTCGCCGTAGCCCCACTCCAACGGAGTCAACGCGTCATGGGCGTAGTTATTCAGGACAACTTGGCGAGCAAAACGCTTCTTACTTGCGGCGTCGTCCGCGTTGTTGCCGAAAATGTCAAATTCGACGCCAACCAGCGCGCCGCCTGTGCTTGACGGCAGATTGGTGCGGTCCTGAATAACCCACCACTGGACCCACGAGTCCGACATGATGTCACCGGGATTAAAGCCGCCGGTAGGAAGGTCTTTGACCTGATGAGTAAACAAGGTGCCGTGTTGTGCTTCGTCGGCGGTAGCCCCGCCCAACCGCAACGCACGGTTGGTCATTGTCATAGCACCGGCGTAGTAGTCAGTGTATGGCGCTCCGTCGATTGTACTGGCGCTGTAGAGCGCGCCGATAGCCGCGGCTGCGCCGGCTCCCGAATGGTTTACCTGCTGTGAAACCGACAGCACCTGTTGGCCCGAACCAGCGGCATCGGTGCCTGCGGACTGCATAACAACAAGTGGGTTCGTGGCGCCGTAGCCGAAGCGGAAGAACTTGGAGCCACCTACAAGCGGCGTCGTATTGCCGATGGTGATAGTGCCGCCGAACAGGGAATTGCCCCCAGAAGCCTGAAATGACAGCGACGCCGCGGACGGCCACGTCGCATTGACCGTCCAATTACGTCCCGATCCGCCGTTGACCGTGATCGGGTTGGCTGGCGCTGATCCAGACGAATACGACGGCGGGGACTCCACCGCAAAGGTTGTTACGGCGCCTGTGCTGGCATTGACGCCTGTGACCCGGTACTGACCGTTGTAGTCATCAAACCCTATGTCGCCGATGAAATAGTTGCCTATAACCTGACCGCTACCACCACCACCACCGGCAGCGAGCGCCACAGAAGACGCCGTGCGACCGGTTACATCGATGGACAAGCCGGCGGACGTGGGCGCGATAACCGCGCCACCGCTATAGATATTTCCTTCCCCGCCGACGCCGAAATTGGACGAACGGAACGCGCGACCGTTTGTCGCACGGGTGAAGTTCACCAACTGCCAATCAACACCAAAACCAGCCGTGTTAGATAGAATTGGGCTACTTTTGTCGAGGTTACCAACTCCTGTCGTCAGGTTAGACCCAATCAGAGTGGCGTTTTGCGTGAACGACCATGACCCATGGTATGCGGGCTGGCCGTTGAACGCGATGCCTGCTTCAAATTGACCCGACGGCGACGGAGAATACTGTGTGCCAAATATCATCAGGGCACTGCCCGATGAACCCGGTGCGTCATCGTCCGCCAAACGAATAAACGACGCCATCGTTTTGAAACTGGTAGACGCACCGCTGGTGAAAGTGCCTAGAGCGGCGGTAATAGTCGCCCCACCGGACACAGACGGCGTAATCGTCAAGGTAGAAATATGCGTGTAGTAGTATATTCTTAGCGCGCCCTCCCACCCCGTGGCGCCGATCTTGGCGTTGCGGAGGGCGGCATTGGCGTTAACAGCGGCGGCAAGGTTATTCGCAACCATCGGCAACGTCTGACCGGCACCAAGGGTCCATGACACCGCAACGGGCGAACCGACGATATCAGCACTGGCAAAAGTCAGCGTAACGACATTACCCGCCGTTACCGTGCCGCCGAGATTGATATTCTGCTGCGACGCGTTGACCGCCAAATCAACTTCGCCGAGAACATTGACAAGGTTCCAATATGTGGCGCCGGAATTGAGACGAATTTGCGGATTTAGACCGTAAAATGTCCCGTGAGCTAGACTTCCCGTGCCAGTGCCGCCGGCGTTGAAGAACGACTGTCCATGCAAATTGGCAACAACATGCTGCTGTGATCCTGTATCGTTGGTAGCCCCGGTATGGGACAACGACACCTGCATACCCAGTTTCCCGCCTGTGGCGGCTCCGAGCCAGTTGTGCGCAATCTCCATCGCCGCGGCACCTTGTCCGGTGCCGTCTGTGGCTGTCGTATCGCTTGATATCAGAAAACGATATGGCGCAAACCGGACACCTGCAATCGGTGTTCCGGACCAACTGGAACTGACATTGAGAACCTGCGGCGACAGCAGATTATACGTCATGGAGCCGAGAACAGTGACGGTGCCAGTTGTGGACCCGCTCAATGTTACCTGTGTATTGCTCGCGGTAAGAATAGTGCGCGTGCCGTTATACCCGCTCGGCGTTACGCCGCTAAGGGTTACAGACGAACCTACCGTCAGAACAATCCCCGAAATGATCGGGAATGTGATTGTAATCGTCGCACCGTTACCTGTGATAGCAGTAGGCGTAACGGTACCAGACAGCGCGTACGTGCCGCCGATGGTGCGTGCGGATGTGAAAGTGAGACGATTGTTGACCGCTACATCGTTGGGCAGCGCGCCAAAAGCGTTGTTGCCGTCGGTGTTTGGTGTAATCGTGAGTGCCTGACCGAGACCGGGCGCGGGAGCGCCGATACCGACGGTTTGTCCCGCTGTTGCCAAGCGAATCTGTAGACTCTGACTGGCGGGCATACTAATGATGCCGCTTTGCAGCGTGATCGGCGCTGTTCCGGCGTTGCCCGCGATAAGAGACCCGGCAAACGTGCCTGTGCCGGTTACGCCTAGAGTCCCACCAACAGTCGCGTCGTGAATAACGGTCAAATAATCAACCGTCCAGTTGACCGGGTGCGCGCCATCCAGCAATTCATTGATGGTGAGTTTACGTGCGACGCCGCTTTGCGAAACGGCGACAAGATCAGCCGCCGGGTTCGGCGGATCCGTTCCAGCACCTAGATTCGGAATGGGGATAAGGACCGGTGTGGTTGTCATTTTAATACCTCAAACGATCCTGAAAATCAGAAAGCTGGAATATAGCGGGTAACTCCCGCCGCGTTCTTTACTGTAAACCATTCCTGCACGGTTGTGTGCGATCCTGTTGGGCCGATACCTGTCAAGACCGTTGCCACGGCGCCGTTGGCAGACCATGAAGGCGCCGCACCCTGCAAAATACCGTCGGAACCAATACGGAACCGTTCAGTGGGAGTGGATCCGCTGGCCGCCGTATAGGATACCAGCGCAGTCGGAACAACGCCGGCACTGACGGCTCCGTCTACAATCGCGCTGACACGGGCGCCCGCCAGGTAATCCGTTCCATCGTCGCCATACCACTCAAACCTGCCGAGGTCGTCGGCGGATTGAACCGCGGTATGACCGCCAATTGACGCGTTGCGCGATTTCACCAGCGCGATACGCGAACCGTTGGCATTGGCAGAGAACCGCGCCGTGGCGGACGACGCCGCGGCACCGGTCGCGAGTATCTGCACATTCGGCGTGTAGGTTGTACCCGCCGAAGTAGGTGTAATCGGCGTGGTGGCGTTGCCGAAGATGGTTACGCCACCGCTTGCTTGAAGTTGCAGCGTCGTTATTTGCGTCCAAGTGAAATTGAACTTGGCCTGATTGGCGGGGAAATAAGCTGCCGTGCCGTCGCCACCGCCGCCACCGGATCCGCCCTGTGGGTTGGACGGCACGGCATCCTGATAAATATCCTTAATGATGGTTGCGGCTGTAACAGCGCCAGCAACTACCGTGTCAATGCGTATAATACCGCCAAGAATGTATATCTCCTGCAGCGCCTGATATCCGGCCCCACCACTCGATATACCGCTTATGGCTGCTTTGAATCGCTTTGAATCGACCGCGCTAGTAGTCGCCGTACGGGAAATAGCGAGCGGGCCTGTATTGATTGACCCGTCGCCGGTAACGCCGAAACCTACGGATGTGAACGCGGACCCTGATATGTTGGCTAACTGAATGTTGACGCCGTTCAGCAGCAAATTGTTCCTGTTGCTGGCGTTAAGGCGGGATGGGATTTCGATCAGTGTCGCTAGAGGATCAAGCGCCATAGACGCGGTGCGCTCACCAAACGATATACCAGACCGCCAGCCCGGAACGCCTTCATCGCCTGCAATAGCGAAGGCTACGTCGTTATACACACCTTGCGCACTGTCGCCCGCCAGAAGAACGATATGCTGTCCTATTTTATGATTAGGCGCGGCTTTAATTTGAAAATCCCATTCGGCGCCAACAAAATGATCCCAGAACGTGGCGCCCGCGGAGGCGACAATTTGGGGATACAGTGCGTAAGCGCCGCCTTTAGCCTTGTTAGGGCCACCGCCGATGTCATGACCCGTACCGCCATTGTTAAACGCAAAATTTGCGAAAAACGTACCTGGAATAAAATCACCACCGGGAGGCCCTGTTCCGAGACCCGCATCAGTCGCACTGGTTTGCGTCAGGTTGTATATCAACCCAAATCGACCGCCCTTAATCGCACCGCCAAAATTGTGATCGACTCGGATGCCCGCAGGCGTGGCTGCGGCATTCGTACCGTCCACTGTATCTGTGCTAATTGCGTAATAATTATACGCCACCAACCCGGATGCAGGTGTTCCAGACGGCGTGTACCGTTGGATAAACGCGGCGTAGTCGTTCGGATACGTTGATCCAGTCCAACTTTGCGCGCTGTTGTTGTACGTGATAAACGCGCCGAGTTCGGTCACTGTGCCGGTTGCTGTACCCGCTACAGTAAAACTGCCGGACGATGGCGCGGGAGATGCGGCCACAACGTACAGCCCGTCGTAAGTAGCGGGCGTGTTGTTTGTAAGTGTTATCTGCGTCCCTACGGCCAGTGCCGCGCCGGAGTACCCTACCGTAATAGCCGCACCGTCGCCAGACAAACTTGTTACGGCTGTTGTGGCCGTTGACGAATTTTGAATTTTCGGCGTAGTAACACGGGTGCTAGACCCAATTGACTTGGCGGCTGTAATAAAACCCGTCTCTCGCGATATGGTAAGCGCATTCTCTATGAGAACACCTGTGTCAAAATAGCGACCTATAACAAGATCACTGTTCGCGCCGTTCATACCCAGCGACATGCGATCTACGCCAACGGAGCGCCACCGGATAGGCCGAAGAGACGCCGCGGAACCGTTTAGTGCTAACTCTACGCCGGCAAACGTATCTGAACCAATTATCGCCCCCGTGCTGGCGGTAAGAAGTCCGGTCATCGTAGTGGCACCCGTTACACCAAGCGTGCCGCCAACAGTCGCGTTGTTGGTTACAACCAACGCTGTTCCAGCACTCGAAAGGGTAACGACCCCTGAAGCGTTTACGACACCAAGGGTAGACGTGCCTGTTACACCAAACGTGCCACCGACAGTCGCGTTGTTGGTTACAACCAACGCTGCTCCAGCACTCGAAAGGGTAACGACCCCCGAAGCGTTTACGACACCAAGGGTAGACGTGCCGACTACGTTTAACGTGCTATTGAGGGCTACAGCACCAGAAGCGTTAACAGTGCCAAGCGTAGACGTACCGGTTACACTCAGTGTCCCGCCGACGGACGCATTACCCGTTACAGTCGCTGTGCCAATCGTGAAACTAGACGCCGTTGCGCCACTTACAAAATCATTGATGCTGACTTTGTAAGCGAGGCCGTCGCTGCCCTGCGACAAGACGGCAAGGTTCGTCCCCGGCGTCGTAGGAAGCGTCGCCGCGGGGAGATTTGAAATCTTGACTAGAGACGCGTACGTCGGCATAATGAAATTTACCCTTTGAGCGACGGCTGTCTCTAATATAGCGTCTAATCACCAAATAGCGCAACTTTGCCGTGGTTTTGTCACGAAATGAAGACTACGGCATAGCCAAATTGTAGTTCGGCATCCCCGCCAATTCAGCCGCCGTGCCGTGAGGCGGGTTAGTGCTCAGGAGCCACGACAGCACAGTGCGAGTAGCCGGTCGGTCCGCTACATGCAGCAACGAAATAAGCGCAGGTATAGCCGTGTAGGCGTAGACGTTTCCCTCGTTTGACCAACTCCCGTAGTTGGACGCCCCTGAAGCCGCCATTTCCTTGCCGATAGCATCCCACGTCATCAACGGTGTGCGCGTCGCGCCATCCACCTTTATCGTTATCATGTTGTAAGCGACGCCGTCGTAAGGAGAAAAGCCCTTTGCAGCGGCTTGAAAGCGCCCGACAAGGAAAGTTTCCATCCACGTCAAGAAACTGGCGGCGCCGGAAATACCCATAAGAGCGGACTGCGCCGCGGTCGTCGCGAAGAAGTCTTGCTGCCACGGCGCCATTCGGAAACCGTCGCCGTATCCACCAGCAACTTGACCGTACGCCTCGCCCTGTTGCGCGGTCCACGCTGGAATCTGGTTGTTCAGGAAAGTCCAATTGTTCACCGATATGCGCGAATAGTATTCCTTCTCGCGGGACCCATCGGGATTGGCGTGCGCCGCCCGATCCAGAGCGCGCATACCCCATGCCTGGCCGCGGACCTGATCTTGCCCGTTGGCGATGATGCCGAGTGCGTCCTTGCGGTAGAAATTCCACGTCACGAAGGTGTTGAAGGTCGCCTGTGCGTTAATTTGATCCAGATAGTACCGGGATCCTGTCAAAATGTAAGGTACGTAAGTCAAATCGGGCTGATGTGACGTGTCTGGCGTCCACCCACGATCGTCACCCGGCGGCGTTACTGGCTGCGTGAGGGTTGGAGTGCCGCGGCCATCGGCCCACAGTGTCGGATATTTGTCCAGCGTCAGATAGCGGTTGTCCGCGACGTCAAAGAAGTGCCAAGGCACGGCGCCGGAAGCGTCAGCTTGAGCCAGCGCGTATTTCTGACTGTCTTTGTCTTGACGGATCAACCAAACAGCGACGCCGAGGGTTGTAGCGCCGATATCAGCGCGGCCACCAGTCGTTGGCATGTATTTCGTGACGCCGTTCGGCGCGAGTGGCTGGCCCCAGTCCGGTGCGGACATGCCGATCGCCTGATCAAGAAATATCTGCGCTGGGAGAGGGGCGTCAAGGCGAAACGGTAGGATAGAGCCGGTCTTGATCAGACTTGCGATGTCGTGGCGCAGCGTGACGGGCGGTTCCCCGCCACTCCACAAGGTCTTGTGCCACGTCTGATATTGGTAATGGCCTAATCCGATCTGCGTATCGACGGCCACGCCTGCCCACGTTATGACCGAATCATAGGTCATTTTTCCGCCAACCTGCTGCATAGTTCCGTCGTTACAGAACTGCACGTCGGTGCGGTAGGTCCCATCGACGTAGGCCGCGACGTCAAACACGATACGCATTGAACCGCCGATAGCGATCGATCCGCGCGATTCCGATACCAATGGACCATGCAGCCACGGCGACGCCATACCGGAAGTTACGGCACCACGGAGATACGGGCCTACATCGAACACGTGCGCGATACCTACCGCAACACCAAGGCCGCCGCGTGGTGTTAGGACTACTTGCATGTCCAAGTCAGAGACTCGGGAGGCGAGATTGACGGGTGACGCGGTAGCCGGGGCCTCATTCGTGGTGAATGTCACAGGCACCGAAGCGTTTGGCGCGATGTCAGGCTGTTTTATCGTGACGATGGCGTGCCTGATAAACCCATCGGGATAGGTTGTTTTCACATCCATTTGGCTCAGGATAGGGCCGCCGTTCGCGAAGCAAACGAGGCGGTAGGTGCTGGGGACTTGGCCTTTCAGGAAAGTTTTCCCAAAAGTTATGAACCGCGCCGGAAGCGTCGCCGAAGTTTCGTTGACGAGTGTGATAAGCAGCGACACGTCGCTAGGGTTGGGGAGCGGCGTCGGGTCAGGAATAGGGTCCGGATCGGGAATTGGATCGGGGTCGGGGACTGGATCGGGGTCTGGAACGGGATCCGGATCAGGGTCCGGCGCCGGGATAGGACGTGCTTCCAGCGCGGCGATACGGTTCACAAGTTCAGCGCGCAAGGCAGCAAGCGATGCCTCAAGCGCGTCAAACCGGGCGTTAATCGCCGCGGAAGGGTCCGGTGTCGGGATGCTGAATTGGGCGGCAAGTGTGTCGATGGACGAGGCCATCTGTGTCAAAGCCTGCACGGCGGTGTCAATCTGTTGCCGTATGGCCGACAACTGCGCATCAACCGTCAGATCGGACATTGATTCACCTATTCACAATGTGAGTAACACTTATGTTACCTTACGGGAGATATAGTCCCATGTTAATCCACGTCACGGTGCCGTCGGATACAACGGTGCCGGGATAAGTCGTCCATGTAGGCGCCGTAGCGCCACTAAGGCCCGGAACAACGCACGCAAACACGTATATTTCCAGCCCAGCGGCTTCTTCACCGACGGGATTCACAGGCGTCACCTGTGTGTTGATCGGGTAATACCGGTTCGCCTTCCAAGGTGTGCTGACATTGGCCTGCGTGACTTCCGCCGCCACGGCGATACCGTCGTCCGTGCCAACTTCGACGCCGAGAATGGAGGTAGCCCCGACGATGGTTTGGGGATCCGTCTGTCCGGCGTAAAGCGCGGCCAAAGGATCGCCTTCAATGGCTTCTTCGGCGTCCAATCCCGCGGCGCCGTCGCTGATGGCTTGCGCCGTGGTGCGTTCCTCGGAATTGACGGAAAGTGCGGCCTGCATTCTATCGACCGGATACTGGACTGGGCCGGGATAGAGTTTCACGTCGGGCCGCGCATACATCAGCGTGATCGGGTCGGGTTTTTTTGGTGCTAACCTGTAAGGATCTAGCACATCTAGGTCGTCTGTGCAACATAGTAGCCCCGGCGCATTAGGATCCGGATGCAGTTCTCCTAACGGGAACTTAAGGCTACACCGGGCACAGATGCCTATGCCCAGTGTAGAATTGCCAGAAGTGTCAAGATATTTAGGCACTGTTACCGTTCGCTATTTTGCTCTTTCATTTTAGCCCATATAACCGTGTGAGACAAGGACATCTTATCCCGTGTTTCCTGCGTCACAGGAGGTTTTCCGTGTAGCGCGTAGTATCTTTGTAGGCCCGCGGCCCTTTTGGCTATCGTCTCAGGGTCTTTGTTGTATTTTTTAGACATTTCGGTAGCGTTTTTAACGGTAACGTCGCGGTGCTTTAGTTTTAAGATTCTTTGGCGTTCGCGTTCTTCCGGCGTAAGTATCAGCGCCACTATTTCTTTTCGAGTTATCTCGCCGTTTTTAACGCTACCGTATTTGGGTTTTTTGCCACCAGGGGTAAGCCCTTTTTCCGCCGCTACACGTTTCCTAGACTCGCTCATTTTCTTTCGTGTAGCCTCTGAGTGGGTCCTCGGGTTACGCTCCAGCGCCTCGGCTTGCTTTTTACGATATTCCGGATCAGCCCATCGCCGTTTTGCGGCCTCCGACGACTGCTGTTTAATTTCGGGGCTGTTCATTTTCGCTTTCAGTGTTTTGGACTGCCTTTCTCTGTTGGCTTCACTGCTCCACCGTTCTACCAAACCTTTTGTTCTTGCGTCTTTAATGTGTTCATAACTCTCAGTGGAATATATGCCTTCTCCACCACCGACAACATTAAGTCCCGCGGGCCATATAGTATTGCACTCTCTCATATAGAATAATTCTGCTTGTTTTGCTTGTTCTATATTATCACACGTCTCTAAAACGTTAATGATAAAACAGTCTTTACCGTATTTTTTGATTGCTTTTACAAGTTTACGGCCAGAACTATTTGATTTATGCTCTCCCCAACGTCGTTCAACATTGTTAGTCCGTCCGATATAGGACCCGACGCCTTCAACACAACAATCAATCTTGTAAATGTACGTGATACCGTCTATAGCGACATAAGCCATTTTCGAGGTCTCCACTCGATAAAGGTTAGGGACGTCGGTTGCATCAACAACCGACGTCCCGCATATAGCATTTTATACTGATTAGCGCAAGAGCGCCAGACTATATTACGTTGTATATGGCCGGAGGTTAGGCGACCAACGGATCGGCGCCCGGACACGCTCTTCCGACCACGCAATCATCTCGGCCTTCACGGCCTTCATCTCGATGGAGTCGGCTCGCACTTTCCACGATTGTGCGTCCTGCCCCGGCACCGGAACCTCATAGATCAACAACGATGCCAGGCGCCAAATAAGCGCTTCCAGCCACCGCTGTGGAACCTCCACATCGTTCGTCAACTGACCGGGGTCCTGTATATACCGCCGGCACAGGACAGTCGTGGTGCCGTTGTAGAAGCCCTGTTGGTTCAGGACCGGCCAAGATTTCAAAACGGGCGTCGGCAACGTGCGGTCAAAGAACGATGAGTTGGGGCGATCCGAGCGAAACACGCGGTTCGGCAAATTGTAGTAGTCGTCTATATTGAGTGGACCCGTCTCAATATCGGTATTGTTGGCGAGGCACAGGTTCATCTGTTGCAGCGCCCACGTCCCGGTCGGGAACACAATCTTTATATACTGCGTTGATATCGTAGGGTTCAGTTCAAAATAGGACCATTTTCCTACTTGGAACGTCGTGCTGTCGAGCGTCTGTGACGTCGTATAGGTGATGCCGTCGTCGGATGTCTGCACGAGAACCGCTGCCGTCAGAGACGACACGCCGCCAAGCAAGACACCGATATCGTCCACTTCGGTCGGTGAACCAAAGTCCACGAGGACCGCGGCGTTCGGGCCTGTAATCGTGACGTCGGTGCCGGGTTCGCCGCTAAACAGGTCAGAGGCGTCGTTGCCGGCAGACGTGGTCGCCGTGCTGCGATACGGGTTGAACATACGCCAATACGAATGCAGCACCTCAACGGTGCCGAGTGGTAGGTCCACATCGGCGGAACCGATCGGCGTGTTGAGCATATAGTATTTGCGGGTCCACAATGGAAAACCCGCCGCCACCCATTCGGATGTCAGCGTGAAAACCAGATCGCGGGCAACTTCCAGTTGTTCTGCGGAAACCTGTTCGGGGATTAGACCGGCACGCCGATAGGCGTGGTCAACAACCCGACCGAGATTGAACGTATATCCGCTGACCGTGCCGCTGGTTGCCATTACCCATCCTTCGTATCCACGGTCGCTTCAGGATTCGGCAGCACCGTGACGCCGTTGATCTCGGGTGCATCCTTATCCCACACACGCTGCATCGCCGTAGCGGCCTTAAAGAGATAGAACGCTACGGACGCGTATCCTTCGGAGTCTTCCATGGAAGCGTCACGCTCCCATACATCGGCCCACTCAAGAATAGTGCTGGATTGGGCGAGTGCTACTTCTTTGTGCATCAGCGACCACGCTTCTTCAGTGCATTACCATACATCTGCGAATCGCCCGGCGACCGTTCCATCGAAGGCTGGACGCCGTAGGCGATCACGCCGCCGGGAGTGATATTGTCGGGTGTACGCGTCTGCATCGGGTTCACGGGTGGACGCTGGTTCGGGGGTAGGTTGGCGTTCACCTGGCCGGGTGATTTGACCATGCCGCCGGTAGCGAAGCGCTTGACCTTGCCTCCCTTGGCGTAGCCGGGAGTCTCTGTATCTTGCTTGCTTTTAGCCCGACTAGAGAACACCACCCCTATATCCCCGACACGGCTGTCGTCAGATACACCCATGTCGGGTTGATTGTATTTTTTTCGTGCTACGGATTGCGCCGCTACATCAGGGTATGTCGAAGTTATATCGCGATGCAGTCTACCACGATAATCTTGCCGGTCGCGGCGTTCCGCGTTATCCGCGCCGCTCTCCATAGCTTCTATTTCTTTAGGCGACAAATCGATAGGCGCCCGACGATTGACAGCGCCACCGTCTGCCTTCTTCATCACCTTCTTCGGCGACAAATCGCCGCCGGTAAGACGAAGGCCGAAACGCGCCGCGGCGCCGAGGGAGCCAGGCGAGTCCTTATGTGATTCCATGTAGTCGTGAGTGGACTCGCCGGCGCGCTTGGCGGCGTTCGTCATACGACCTGGATGCTTGATCGCGCCCTTGATAAAGCCGCCCTTGGCAAATCCGTCGGGTGCATCCTTGTCACGGCTCTTGTACGTCTCGCTGCGGTGCGAGGACCCGGCGCCGCCACCATCGGCGAAGTGCTTTTCGGCGCGCTCATTGTCCTTGGTCTTTTCAGACCGCTCGTCGTCACCCATGCGCTTGCTATTGAAAGCAGGGACACCACCCTTCTTCATCGCCGGAACGCCACCCGCGACACGCGAGCCTGCTGGTGCCGGGATGGCGCCACGGATAGGCGGGGGCGGCGCGGCGGCAAGCGACGACATGGCGGCAGGTGCATCGGACATCGGAGGAACAGCGCCGCGGCGCCGTGCCACGTTGCCGAGACCGGACATGGCGGCGCGGGCACCCAGCATCTTCGCGACGTTCTGCGGCGCACGGGCGCCAGGCATATTCAGGTCGGGCGCCGCAGAACTCATGCCGCCCTTGGCGCGAGCCTGTTGAGCGGGCATACCCATGAACTTCTGTGTGTAACTGTGGTCGAAGTCCGCGCCGTCGGGCATATAACGAGGAGGCATGGGTTAATTCCCCTGCTGCGTTTGAGTAAGCTGGCCGGTGCCGGCACTTGCAGCGGCAGCGGTAATGGTGAGGCGCGACGCGCTCACGGGGGCGACGATAGACCCTGCCGCCACAGTCGTGACGCCGGTCATGGTTGGCAGCGTGAAAGGGCGTGGATTGGTGACGCCGGAAGGAAGAAACGTGCCATAGACGTCGTCATAGGTCACATCAACCTGTGCCGTCACATTGGTGCCGGTGAGCGGGTTGTAGTAGAGGCTCACCTGAAAATTGGACGGGTATTTATCCCATGGAACCCATGGACCCGACGCCACGGTATTCGTACCGGCGGTGACATTACCCGCAGTCAACTTGCTGCTGGTGATGGATGTAACCGTCAGGTAGTCGAGAACTGATTGGACAGTGGCACCAGCCGTGGCGCCGGTTAGCGCTTCGGACTGGGTCTGACCGTTGCGGTCGGTGCCGGTGATGGTCCAAGTCAGAGTGCTGTCGTCTCCGACACTGGTAATGATGACGCGCCGGGCGCCGGTAGAGGCGGTGCCGAGAATAGCGACACCGCCCATTACCTTGGAGCCGTTCAACGTCAGGGATCCGGCAGAAGCCAAGGACTGCGCCGTAGCAATTCCGTTTGACACCGGGGCGTCAATAATGATGGTGGTTACTACGGGGCGCATGCCTTACTGCCTTTCTGTTACCAAAATAGCCTATTACGCGAGGCGGTAAAGAGTGAAAACGTGCGCCGCCGTGCGGCGAGCACGGAAATGACCGCTGCTGTTGGCACGGTCGCTATCGCGGCTTTCAACGACCATGGACCCAACCAGTGTCCAGTCGGTATTCGTCGTGACAGTGATGTCTTCCGCGGCGACCGTGCTGGTATTGATGATGAAGAAATCAATGGAATCATTGACAGCAACGGTAGTCGGAAGTGCAGCTTCAAGGCTGGTGCCGAGTGGCAACTGATACGATGCGCCCGCGCCAGCACCCTGGTTGCCGGTGATGATACCAGACAGAAGTGCAGCAGCGGTCAACGTCGCCGAGACAGTCTGCGCCGTCGGCGCACCCTGCGTGCGAGACTGGTTGCCGCGAACAAACATCATACCGGCCACACCAGCGGTGCCACCTGTGGACGCGCCGCCAGCCCCTGTCGTGACTACAACAGAACCGCCCGCGCCACCATTGCCCGTGCCTGCACTGGCCGCCCCGCCGGCAGCCGCAGTAACAGCAATATTTCCACCGGCTCCACCCGCGTCAGTGCCCGCCGAAGCGGTCGCCCCGCCAACACCGGCACCGACAGTCGTTGCACCGCCCGCGCCGCCAGCGGCAGCACCGGTATCAGTCTTCGCACCACCAGCGCCGCCGGAAATAGAGGCTGCCATACCAGCGCCGCCGGCTGTCGTACTGGTGCCAGCCGCACCCGAGCCGCCGGTAACGGCGATCGCAATCGGGTTGCTGGAAGTGTCAATACCCTTGAGCGTCGGCGTCGCTAGACCGTTCGGAAAATTCGTCGTAGAAATATCGAGAGCCATGTGAAAAATCTCCGTTAGTTCAGTGTTTTCGTGCCCTCTTGCACGCTTGAAAATTCCGAACTTCTATGCGCTATTTTAGCATGAAATTCCAGATAGTCCACCGCCTTCCGGAGAAGATCGGGATCGTCTTTGAAGCCGCCAAGCGCTGTGTTACACGCATGACATAGAAGGTCTCGTAATCTACCTGTCTTATGATCGTGATCTACCGCCATACGTGATGTAGTTTCAGTTCGGTGGTCCACACGAGTCTCTTGACACCGACATATAGCGCACAGGCCGCCTTGATTTTCATACATGGCGTTATAGTCTTGAAGGCCGATGCCGTATTTTTTACGTAGGTCTACGTCAATAGTGCGATCTAGGTTTGCGATACGCCATATTCGTGCGTAATCAGCCGCTTGTTTTTTGGCTTCTTGTGTTTTTGTATCCCGTCTCGGTTCGCGCCAGAATACGTTACCCGGCTGAAAAAATGTATCTTCGTTTACCCGACTTATGGTATGTTTAGGTGAGGGTCGCTCGCCTACCGCACCAACAAAAGCCCAAAAATCTTTCCACTCCTCGCACGTAACCTTGGCGTTATAGCGTATAAGGGCGTTCCAACACCTATACAAAGGGTGTTTTTCTCGCGCACCCCAATCAGCGGGGCGTGTAGGTGCTACCGTACCGTGACGATGCAGTCGTCTGTAGTGTGTATTGCAAAAACCGTGCGCCGCATGAGGTTTATCGCATCCTTCAAACGAACAAATCAACGGGTCGGCGTCCGACATATCCGTAGTGCCGGTACGTTTCACCCTATAATAGTGTTTAGAACACAAACCCTTAGCAATGCTTAGCGCGTCACATCCGTCTACACTGCACACAGGTGTTACACGTCGTGTATCACCTGTGTGGCCGTGTTTACGCCAGCGTTCATAATGCATGCCGCACATATCTCTTACGTGCGCTAGGGACGTACAGCCCACAACCATACATTTTTTACCCGACGGTATCGCAACCATGTATTTTAACCTGTCCTGTTTAAGCGCTTATACAGAGATGTATATGCTATAAACAGGACAGAGTCAAGTGGTCACAACCCAGCAGTACCAAACACTGTGCGTGGATCTGTCCAGCCAGTTGCGTATCTCTCCGTGGACTGGTACCTCATCGAATTTGTCTCAAAATCGCCCTCCATCGCTTTCTTGAGACCGCGACGCATGACGACCTTCAGACCTTCGGGGGCATCCGTGTTGACCCACCACGCCGTGTTGCTGGTGAGGCGGGACATATTGAACTGACCCTCCTTCAGCATACCCATAGTGACGACAGGGTTCACGTCATTGTTCGCCGTCGAAGTGCGCAGAGCCGACTTCAGGATAGTCTCGGCCTGGAACACGTTGGCGGGCGAACAAGTGATGGCACGCGGCTGAAGACGGATCTTCTTGCCGTTGTTGTCCACCGCCTGACGAATCTGGATCAGCATCTGTTCCAGCGACGTCTGGCTCAGCGCGGCAGCAGTAGCAAGTTGGTTGCTGAACGTACCGTTCACGATTGGGTGATTGGTAGCAACCAGAGACACACCGTCGCCGCCGGGGTACGAGCCGCTGAACGCGCGGTTCAGATTGTTCGCGGTCAGCGTCTCCTTCGTCTCAATCTGAGACTGCGCCAGATGCTTCGAGTACGTCTGACCAATACGGATATGATCGCCGTCTTCGATAAGCACCTGAGTGAGAGCGAACGCAAGGCCCCACACGCGGTACTGGTAGCGCTTGATGAACAACTGCCCGCCAGCCTGATAGGTCAGAGGCGAGCCGTCCGGAACTTCCGGCGCCGCGCTGAACCCGTACAGGACCGGCTCTTCGTGATACGACCGGGGAATACCGGTCACTTCACGGAACGGCCCGCGCCACTCATCCACACGCTGGTCGTAGACACCATCGAACTCTTCGTTCAAAATTGGTTCTACTATCGATCTGAAATCCGTTGATCGCATCGGAATAGCCATTATTCGTCTCCTGTAACGTTACGCTCTTCGAGCGCATTTCGAATGCCGTTAATACGACGGCTACGGATACCGGGGTCTTTCCAAGAATTAGAGATGCCGGCAGACCGACCATCAAGCATACTGGCTCGTTTGTCAGTGTCCAACCACGCCGTTTTCTTGCTTTCGCTCAAACGTGCTCTTTTTTCCGGATCAGCCCACATACGGCGAGCAGCCTCGCTTTTTGCCGCTTTAGCGTGAGGAGTTGCTGACTTCTTTGCGTTATTCCGACGCGCCTCTAGCGCTTCAGGTGTCAGTGTTTTCTTTTTCCCTTTCATAGCGGCGATACGCTTCGCACGCTTTTCGGGATCAGACCAACACAAGGCGTTCTGACGTTTTGTGGCAGCGCTTTGAGCCGCTTTCACATGCGGCAAATCGCTACCAGTATCTTCGCCTCCGGCGCCTAGATTACAAAGAATGCCGCCTTCGTCAATCCCTTTCCGGCCTAACTTCGCAATGTACGCCTTCTCTATAAGCCAAGCGTATTCCCGATCAGGGCATACCACCAACACTTTGCATTCGGGAACTACCCCTAGCGCAAAGTGTTGCTCCATAACTTCTTGCACCCTTGGATTGTAGTGCTTCCGCTTGGATTTGGCCGCACGTACATGCTGCAACGGACGCCCGCGAGTACCAATACCAACATAAAAAGGTTCGTACGGGTAATCGGGTCGGGTATCCATGAGCGAGTACATGATGAGAGACATATGTTGCTGAGACCTTTAGTAGATCGACTTCTGGCTGCCAGGGCCAACCTGCGGGTAAGCGACACCAACGATCAGATCGGTGTACAGATCGCCACCACCTTCGGCATCTTCCACGCCAGTGTAGAACTCCTCAAGGAAGAACTGACCCTGGTAGGTCGTGGTAACGCCGGCAGCGTCAACCGCGGCCTGCGACAGACCGGTTGTGCTGTTGCCTGCGACCGATGACACGTTGAACTGGCTGCCCATGAGAGCCTGTGCGACGGCGCCGTTGGCCTGCACGCGAAGGCGCAGAGCGGCATCCCACGCCGGCCACACATAGACAAACATGTCCTGATTGGACACGTAGGTCTGAAGCGACGGCCACATCGGCTGATCAGTCGGCTGACCCCCAACCGGCGTGTACGACACACCAGCGAAGATACCGAAAATCTGATCGGTAGCAGCAGTGACGGGCGAAATATACCCGGCTACCAGCTTAACCGGCTGGTACTTGAAAATGTTCCCGCTCTGGCCGCTCGCAATACCAAGCGGCATACGCAGCGTACGGGGGGTTCCGAACTGATGACTGATCGGCTGGAACCCATACGGGGTGGCAGTAGTAGCCATTGTGTTTTAACTCCACGATAGGGTTTATCGAAGAGCCAAAACCGAAAGGGTATTACTCTGTGAACACCATCGGCTTGGCCCGTTGGACCACACCCGCTGTGCCATCACCCATTTCAATGTAGGATCCCATACGCTCGGCTTCGTCCTTCATTGCGGCCACCGTGTTGTACAGCTTTTCCTCTTCGGCGAGGGGCTGGTCATGGTGAACTTCACGCATGAAGCGATTGTAGAGCGAAATCGGAATCCGGGCAGCCACCATCTCGTTCACGGCGATAACACCCGCGTAATCACCCGTCTTCATCTGTGACTGGCTCCAGTCGTAACCGGGCAAGTCAGTGGCGCGAATTAGCTCGTAGCCCATCCGCTGACGATTGATAATGGAATCGCGTAGGTTACTCGTCGTCAACCAGCATACATGGTAGCCGGCCATATTGGGCAAATTCGGCAACACCGAATGTGTTACTGAATCGCGGAATGCCTCGAACCGTTCGTCCTCAAGCGTGTCGCGATCATCGTCGCCATCTCGTACGTGAAAGCCGTTATCGACACCCAAACGCTCATCGGGGGCCGAACTCAAGCGCCGGGTGGCTCCGCGTGAGTTACGCCGAACCGGCGCCTCATCCATCATGCCACCACGCTCATTTTGTTCGTCCAACGTCTCGATCTCCGTTTTCATCGACCAGCATTCCCGTTTTCACGGTCGTATTTTTGAAAACCGCGCATGTACCTTGTGTACATATCCTTGTTTTCAACAGTACGACCGTCGGGTCCGAGGGCACCCGCAGCAATTAAAGCATCTTTTCGCTCAGGACTCAAGTACACTTTTCGGTCCGAGCCGGGCTGGGGTGCCCGTTCACTTGATCCAGGCGTCATAGGACCACGTCTAATCACCGGAGGACGCTCCTGTTGAGCGGGTTGAGTAGGCTGTGCGCTACGCGCTGGCGCCGCACGACCACGGGCGCCGTTGTTGAACCGGTGGGGCAGATACTGCCGCGCCCGCTCATCAATCTCGTCCCAGTAGTCCTGCGTCTGCGGATCAAACCCTTCGGACGCAACGGCATTGTCGATCTGCAACATGATGTTGGAGTCGAAGTCCGCCGGCTGGCCGTTCGCGTTGGTCTTGAGCCACGGGTGCTTTTCGCGGAAGTCCTCCACGAAGTCCATGACAGCCGCCGGCAGCGGCGCCGTGCGACGTTCCGGCTGCGCTTCCCGGCGGGGCTGTTCAACGTAGCCGCCGGCTTCGCGCCCGTTGTCACGCGGTGCATCGGAAATAGCCGCCGACAACTTGGCCTTTTGTTCGGCCAGTCGCTGACCTTCCGAACGCGCGTTTTCCCACGCTTCCAGCGCCACCGTATGGGCGTCGGCATCGGCGGACGTAATGGCTTCCGCCATATGACGTCGGGCCTGTGCGGCACGCGTCGCCGCTTCCTGCATCTGGCGATCCGTCGCCGCGACCTGATCTTCGATCCGGTTGCGGTCGATCTGGCTCAGACGCGGCGCAATGCCTTCCATCTCCTTGCGGAGATTTGCCAATTCAGCGCGAAGGGTCGCGTTCTCGGCGAATGTACGCTCCCGGCCTTCCTTGCGGCGCCGACGCTCTTCCGCGCGATTACGACGCTGGGTGCGCTGTTCTTCAGGGCCTTCGCCGCCGGCATCAATGAGCGGCTTGTCCGCGGCTTCCTGTTCGGTAAGCCGGGCCTCCGGCTCATCGGCCTCAAGCGGCTGAAGCGACGAATCGGTATCGACAATTTCAAAATCGTCTTCAATCGGACCGTCGTCCACGGCGTCAACAATGACGCCTCCGCGGGACTGTCGTGTCGGGCGTTCGTCTTCGTCTGCGCTTTCACGCATAATTCGATCGGACATGCTGGATTATACCACCAATTTGTTAAATGAAAGCCTTCACGGTCCGCGGATCAGCCGTAACCTTGACGCGCAAATCCTTTTCCATGAACAGAGCGAAAACAGCCTCGATTTCCTCAGTCTTGTCGGGGATTTCAATCCCGCCAACCTTCTTACCCTTCGTGACCTTGCTGGCCTTCACGCGCCAGCGGTCGCCGCCGTACTTGGGCGCCCGAACGTAGTCACCGACCTTATACCAGGCGCCGCCGAACCACTCTTCGCCGGTCTGACGATTGCGGAACGCGATGGGGCCAATAGCGACGACCTTGGCGACCTGCGTATTGTCCTGTTCTGTCTGCTTGGAGTCATCCACCAGGATAATGCCGCCCTTGGTCTTGTTCTTCGGGCTGCGGAACTGGACCACAACGAACTCGCCGTGCGGCGCGTGCTGGGGGTCCACGTTCGGAAAGGCTTCCTCCAAGTCTTGGTAGGAAAATTCAATCTGGTTCGGCGTCACGTCAAAAGTTGACATCAGGCGTCATTCCTCATGTGTGTCATTCGTCCATATCGTGGCGCTGAGAGTTGATAACTATCTCTCGCGCGTGTTTGAGACCGGCGTAGGTCCCTTTGATTATCGCGATGCCGCATGGATCGCGGGGGTCAGAGCCTAGAAGCCCCGCCACCTGGCGCTCCATTTCCGTCTCAATCAACTTAATGATGCGTGTTTCCATACATTTGGATACATGAAGCATTGATTGGTCGCGCGCAATACCATATCATGCTTATAGTGTATCTCGCGCACATAAGGTATATACGGTAGTTATGGTATCAAATGGTATTTCAGGTGACAGGCTGAACCGCAAGGAAGCTGCGGCATACCTGTCAAAAATGGGCTATCCCGTGGCGCCGCGGACGCTGGCGCGGCTCGCCACCATGCGAAAAGGACCGCCCTACGTGCGATTCATGCACCGGACGGTCCTTTATGAGAAAGCCGTGTTGGAAGCGTGGGCGAAGTCACAGATGACTGAAGTCGCGACCGGCAAATAGGTCAGTAGCGCGACTTGTCGTTGCCAACCATGTTCTTCGTTGACGGCTTCCCGTTGCCATACGGGTTGGACACGTCCAACTTGCCGAGACGGTTCAAGTGACGCTGTGGGACGGGCGGCTTGGCCGGTTCCGACGGCGACGCGCCCTTGGCCGAAGGACGGGAGAGATGACCTGACATATTATCCACGAGTGAAATCCTTAAATGTTGTAGTCGTCTGGACCGCCCAATAGCCCGCGGGTCCAACCAGACATGGACCGAACCCCCGCCGCGCGCAACTCTTTCGCGTGCTTTATCCACGGTTCGCGGTGCATCGTCACCACTTCCTGGATGCCGCGAGACAACCCACGTTCCATATTGTAGTGCGGGTTGTCGTCAATAGGGATCCCGCAAAGAATAACGCGACGGGCGCCGAAGTGCAAAGCGATCTGAACCGCGTACAAGCCGCTGGTTCCATTGCGCCATTCTTCCCTTACCGGAAGAACATCGGTCACATAGTCGGTGCCGCGAGTGCAAAACAGCCGCCCGTCATAGTGCTGCGACAGTTCCCGCGTGATCTCGTGGTGTAAGGTGCATCCGATATCCGCCTTTACAGGCAGATCGAACATGGCCCGGTTCACCGCGACCGTTGGGCCGTAAGGCGGCGCGTGACGAAGATCGGCGTAGACCGCCGCCGAACTGCCGACCACGAGCCACGGAAGATCGTGTGGGTTCGGCGGCACAGAGGGACCGTTGTAGGGCCGCAGACGCGGTGCTGCTTCGCCCGACATGAACGCGAGAAGTTCTTCCCGCGTCATTTCGGTCTTTTCTCCTGACAGGAGAGCGTCCAATGTAGGGCGAGCGTGTTCTTGCATCAGTAGCGGATACGGATGAAGCCGGGGCTGCCTGCCGACCCGGCAGCATTGGCGCCACCGCCGCCACCGCCAGCGCCGTAACCAAATGTGGGCGCGACACCAGGGTTGCCGACCGTTCCGCCCGTGCCGCCGTGACCGTAAATGTTGTTCGCTCCACCGCCGCCCGCGCCGTTGCCTGATCCCTGCGTGCCACCAAGGCCAAACGCAGAGCGACCGCCGACTACAACCTTGGATCCAAATCCGGCAGTTCCCGCTGTTGCGCCGCCGCCGCCGCCGGACCCGCCATATACCAAGGCACCAGATGTCGCTATGAAAGTTGTAACCGCGCTGTTAACACCGTTAGCACCGCCTGCCGCCGCTGTACCACCACCACCGACAACCTGTGGCTGACCGCCACCAGTCCCTGAAGCACCTCCTGTACCAGCAGCACCAGGAGCACCACCACCGCCACCGTAAAGTGTGACAGTGCCGCCACCGTTGGTTGATGGAAGTGTGATCGTCGTATTGGATCCGGTTGTGCCCGTCCCCGCCGCCGCGGCGCCACCAGCAGCCGCGCCAATCGAGAACGTCAGCTTGTCACCAGGCGCCACAGTAACAGGAAATCCCATGATGGCGTCACCAGCGCCACCGCCACCACCGCCTGCGGTATTCGCGGATGCTTGTCCACCACCGCCGCCACCGCCAGCAGCCGCGGCATCAATGTAGATAAGTGTTACACCCGCCGGTACAGTCCAAGGTGAGGACGATGCGTTGACCAGAAACACAGATTTGGAAGTTACCTGCGTACCCGTCGTTGCATTTACGGTAATTGTCATGTCGTTCTACCCTCAACCGTATTGCGGGCTATACATCCGCCCCGAGAACCACGCCGTCGCGGACAAGGTCAATGTCGTCGGACCCGTGGTGCTGAACGTCAACACGGCGCCGGTCGTCACCTTCAATGGTGGATCAATACCGACGGACACCGTCGAATTGGCCGCTACCTGAATACACAGAAGCGGCGTCACGGCGCCGTTCGATGGTGCGGCTGCCGCGTCATGCAGCATCACATACCCAGCAGTTGCACCGGTATTGACCTGAAAAAAATCCACGCCGCCCGCCAACGCCTTCATAACAAAAGACGATGCGCTGTTCGCGGACGGCGTTAGAGCCGCATAAGGGGCTGTTAGACTCGTCATATTGACGCTACCTTGCTAAAATGTAATGGCATTTTACGCTATCTTATCAAATACCTTCGGTCGGGTCCACCTAGCGCCTGTTGAGCGTCGCCCAATCATGCTGGATAGCCGCCAGTTCCCATAGCGCCGATACAGGACGCCGTAGATCAAGGGGCATCTTGGCGTAATACAGGCGTGCCTGGTGGTCTACCGCCTGCACCACATCCATAGACTGGGTCTGTTGCCACTCATTCAGGTCCATTAGATTTTCCCGTCTGACAATGACGCGCCCGTCGAGAAATGCCCCGGCGAGCCTGTCGTGGCCCGCATGGAGGCGATATCCCTCGCCGTCTCGGCGTCCTGTTCATTGGTGATCAATTTTACTTTGGCTTGCAGTTCCTGGCCCTCGCGGCGCTGCTGGATGTTCTCCGACTCCAGCGCGATACGGGCCTGTTCCTGCTGATCGTTATGCTGTTGTTTCTGCGCCTCAAGTTGCGCGTCCGACTGACCTTCCTGCGTCTTGCGCTGGTTATCCATCGTCGCAACCTGCACCGCCGCCGCGGACGGGTCCATTGGAGGCTTCGGCGCGAGGGTAGACATCATCTGCTGGGCCTGCTGCAACACCTGCGGCACCTGCGCCAACATCTGTTCAACCTCTGGCACTACGACCTGCGTAGCACTTGCCAACAACGCGTCAAACTCACGCTTGACCTTCGGGTCCTTCGACATGAGTTTCGCCGGATCCTGGTTGGTGGCCTTGCGCACCACGTCAACCGTCTTCTCCACATAGAGATATGCAATGTGTTCGGCGATGTGGCTCAACGCCATCGGCAGGTACTTCGGCGCGATGATCGGGTTCATCCCAAACATCGGGCTTTTCGTGTAGTCCAAGTGGACCTGCAGGTGGGCCATATGGTCTTGATCGGGGAAAACCATCACCGGTTGTCCGAGCGACATGCTCAAAGACTCGTTGACCGGGTTCAGTTCCTGCGGTTCCGGCTGATCCTGCAGAAGCGACTCCGGATCGGGCCACTTCATCAGTTTCAGGCCGGCCAGTTCCACTTCACGCAACTTCCAAAGCTGCGGCGCCACGACGACACGCTGCTGGATGTAGTTAAGCTGCGCGAAACGCTGCTGATCGGAGTAGATTGTCGGGTCGGAAACGCCCTGAACCACGCACGGGCCGTCATAATCACTACGCCGGACGATCAGTTCCTTGCCTTCGGCGTCGATCTTGACTTCTTCGGGCAAATACAGGCGATTCAGGCGATGCAATCCGGCCAGTAACCGGTTAAAAGCCGCGTGAGCACGTCCGTGAATGGCGGAAAACACCACCAAACCTTCTTCAACACGGCTCATCTGGGTGCCGACGGGCACCGGCGTGTTATTCGGACCCTCATCCATGGATGTCCGGACGACACCCTTGGCCGCATCGACCACAAATCCAAGCAACTGAAACAAGACACCGGACGGCTGGGTCGGCGAGAACGGCAAAACAACATCCTTGATGCTTTTTGCCTCTACACCCCCCTCAATCTCGGCAAATTCGCCAATCTGAGGCCGGATCGTCTGCCCGCCGACGCCGCTGCCCTTCATAATCAGGCCGCCAAAGGCATTATTGGCGTGAGCCGAGTCCAAAAGTGCCCGCAGAGCGCCCGTCGCCGCGGCGGACAGGCCGCCGATCAGTTGTGGCAAGCCAATGGACAAGGCGCCGCGCCACGGGATGAAGGGAAACTCAAAATTGTGCTGGATCGGCTCGAAAGTGGCGTCGTTTTCCTCCCAGTCGCGATACATCGACAGCATTTTGCGTGTCGTGACGTCGATGCTGATCAGATACGGGTAGAATCCACCGACTTCCTCGTCGCCGCAGACGCAATCACCGAGATCATCGGCCATTTCGTCCGTGAACTCGATATACGCCATCGTCTCGTAGATTTCGCGTGGGTTGTCCACACTCATCCCCGAGTCTTCCTTGCCCTCAACCTTGTTGGACGCCTTTTGGGCACGGCTTTCGTCGGGTTCAGTGCCTGGCACCTTGGCGTCGGCATCGACATACATCTTCTGACGGATGCGCTGCCGGAATTCCATCTCCGTGATGGTGTCCGTGTACGTCTGGCGTTCGGCGGACATGAAATCCGCCGCCGCGAAGGGGACGTACAGTTTGTCTACCGACCGAAACTCCATCTTCGGACGCCTGAGACGGGCGTCGTAGAACAGGTGGATGAACTGCGACCCGCCCAAAGGAACCTGCGTCAAGGTCGTTTCCACGACCGAGCGGGCTTCTTTCATCTGCGACGTGAGTTGTAGATTCATGTGGCTAGTGATACGATCTGCCTGCAGAACCTTATCGGTCGTAATCGCGCCGATGATCTTAGGTTTCACCGGACCCGACGGCGGCCATAACTCCTTGATGATGCGGGACTCGTAGTCCGTGCAGGCTTCCGTTATCATCGGATGCACGACACGGGAGGCACCCTCAAACTCGGCGCCGCCGGGTGCATCGTTGCCAAGGCCGGTACGCCGGATGCCTTCCTCATACTGTTTGTCGCGGAGTTTACGTGACTCCTTGTCGTCCTCAATCTTTTCAATCAGGTCGGCGGTGATAGAGTCTTGGGTCCGCTGGGAGAGAACTTCTGCCAGATTGGAGTAGAAAACGTCTTCCACGTCAATGGAGATGGAAATTTCCGTTTCACCGGGAATTTCAGCAAAAACACCTCCATCATCCGCCGGTTCGATCTGAATTTCGTCCGGATCAGGGTCAACGGAGACAAATTCTCCTGAATCGGCTGGCGTCAATGGCGTCGCCGCAGCCAAGTAGTCCCCCTCGTCGTCCTGACCGGCACGACGATCGGGCGGAAGTTGATTGCGGGTCGTAGGAAGCGCCATGACTGATCTATACCTTAGTTACGCGTATGGGTTCGGCGTGATACGCGGTCTGGTTGAGTTATGAATGCGCCGCGCTTCGCCGCGATCCGCGTCTATCTTCTCATCCCGATCTATATAAGGCTCATCGGGGGTAGCGTCCAGAATACCACGATTCCGGAGATAAGACATAGCCGAACTGAAAGTATCAACAAATTCATCGTGTTCGGTGGAGCCGGGGCCGGAAAAGGCACAGACTTGCTCAAGAAACGGCTCTACCCAATCCCGCGGCAATCCCTTCCGATCCGGACGTTTTGAGATGTCGGACTCAGGCACGAACAGCATCCCCTGATTGACAAGTGGCGATATGGCGTGCAGCCGTGTGGTCTTATTCTCTTTTCCTGGATTGTAGGCATAACACGGGACACCGTACTTGACAAGGAACTGACGCAGAGACGGACCACTTGATTTATCTTCGATAAGAGTGATGTCGGGACGCCTCGCCGGATCGGATCCCCATTTGATACGGTGCTGGTTGCGGGCCTTTTCAAGCAGTTCCGGCAGGCCAAGGTGTTCCGTCCAAGCATCGCACAGGAGCGCGGCATACTTGGATTTACAGTTCATCCGTCGCCGTTCGGCCTCGGTGAAATACTGGTTGACGTTGAACACGCCGAGGACGATGGACCCGGACGGGTCGGTGGTCTGGCGTTTCTTGTCTACGTTGTGCTCTGACGTCGCCGTGTCGTAAGCCTCGATGATGAACGAAAACATCGGTAGTTTCCGCTTGGTCACGCCGTCGGGCATATAGTATGGGAACAAATTGATCCAACGCCGCTTGATAATGGAGCGATCGGACTCTTCATCGATGTAGGCGCCGTCGATTTCCTGGCGCCCGAGAAGGGTGCCGGCCATGGCACGAAGTTGGACCCGGAAGTTATCGTCCAGGTTCTCCATGTTTTCGTAGGATGACCCGGTAACAAGCCTGACGCCTTCGCGCTTTTCAAAGCGCTTGAGGAATGGGATAGGCAGTGGCGTGGTGCCAAACATGGCGCGGGACGGCGTGCCGTCGGGGTATTTCAAACGCAGTCCAAATAAAGCGTTACTAATTACTTGCTCTAAGTTGCCTGCTGGTTTGTCCCACTGTGCAATTTCGTCCCCAATCAATGCCATGCATTGTGGTCCGCGAAGTCTAGAACCATCATCTGTAGCAGAAAAACCGCGTATTAGTGATCCATTTACTAGGCGTAGTTCGTGTGTTGACTTGTTATACGCCTTCTCAAGAGACCCACCTTTAAGACATTCCGCCGGAATTATTGAACAAAACCCCGCGTTACCTTCAAAAAGAGTGCCGCGAATATCGGACAACGTTGGTGATATGGCGTGCCCGATAAGGTCCGGGCAGCGCCACATTTCCCAAAACAACCACTCCGTAAGAGCGCGTGTATTGTGGGTTGGGATCATACCACCGCCGGCCAAGTACATGGCGTTAGGACTGTCCACGGATATACAGCGCATTGGCGCAGGCGTTATAAGTTCGCAACTCACGATCATCCGATGGCACTTGCGCAGTGCCTGCGACGACGGTGTGGAAACTATAAGGTCCGCTTTCCGCGGCAACAGGAACGGGTTGAACGTGGGTCGCCACGTAATCCTATAGCGAGGGCCATAATCGACGCCGTTCAGGCGCGCTCTATCTTCGCACAAGACAGGGCGACACCCGAGAGACCTAACCAGTTCCAGAACGGCGTCGGCCAAGGCCGCGGTGGTAGAACAGAACTCGCAGTAGTTTGACGCCGTGTAGCCATCACTATCCATCAACCCGCGCAACAACGCCAGTCTTTGCGGTATAGACGCCCTAAGATATACGTCAGGTACGTGTTTGTCGTTGAGCAACCACATACTACGTAGTTGTTTCTTTAAGCCTTTCGCGCGGATTATGGACGAGCCGCGGTCAAATACCAATTTTTCGGTTGTTTCGTAACCAGCGGCCTCAACTTGACTTTTGATAAACGTGTGATCGAAGTTTCCAGCGTAACTCCCCGCGCACAGTTCTCCCGTGTCGTTGTTCCCGTTGCCGAGCCAGTAGCCCAGCACGTAGGGATCAAGCGGCAAATCGACGTCAGGAAGTTCTAACGGCGCCGCTAGGGGGATACAATGATTGGTATCACCACGTTTGCCGTAGACGAGGGTACGGTTAATGTCTTCAGACGTGCGGATACGCGGTCCGGGGCTATCATCATATGTTTTCGGCTCGCCGTAGCCGTTTACCTTACGTTTCAAACGCCACTGCGGCCAATTATCAGGGAAACGTGTTGTATCCTCGTAAGGAGAGCGTGAAAAAGCCTTGCGGTCTGCATGGGTCCACGTAACCCACTGATGCTCGTCGCACGCTTCCAGAACAGTGTTGTCTGAAAAAGTAAACCTATACGCTTTTTTTGGAATATAGGTCTCTGTCACAAACGTAACACGGCACGGGACACCGTATTCATCAAACACTTCGTCGCCGGGGGCGATTTCACCCATAGTTGTCCACCCACTCGGCGTAGGAATACGCGTATTGAGTGTCAACCCTTTTCCCAGCCCGCGCCCAGCGCGAAGAAGTGTTATCTGCCACCCGCTATCCGGTGGTATTTGCTTGCCTTTGCCTGCCCCGCGTGTGTCGCTGAAGGCACTCTTCAACCACTCACGACGATGGGCGAACGCCGCAAGATCGGCGTCGTCTAGCATCGCGATGTTTTCAGGCGTCAGGACCGTATCAGATTTTATCATCAGCAAGTATTTCCAACGCTCTGGAAGCCTCGTCAAACCACAGCGTCCACGCCGGGTCGGACGAGTTTGGCACGACATACGCGACGCCGTATGGGGAGTGTATCTGCTGGGGGATAGACCGTGTTATGCGCTGTTCGGGGTCATACCCGGCCCGCTGGCACAAGGCTTTCGCCAGGTCGTGTGGTGTCACGAGCGGCCAATCCCTCCCGTGAACGTGCGTCCAATGGACCCACCAACGGCGCTGTCGCGGGTGGCTTGCTTCACCGCGTCGCCGAGATCGCGGACCACGGTCTGCGGAATTTTCCCGCCTTTCAGATCCGCGATAGTCTGGCGAGCGTTGTTGACGGGGGCTTCTTCGTCGGTGGACGCAATGAGGCCCCAGAAAGAATAGAGATCGGGCTGGTTGGGCATGAGGGATTCCTTTTGGTTCAGTCGCGAAGAGGCTTGACGTCGTTCTTGAGATGGATGATGCCGATGGCTTGGTAGAGATCGAAGAGCGCCTTACACGCGTCGTTAGCGAGACGCATCCAGGTTTCGTTTTGTTGGACGGCTGGATGATCGCGAAGATTGCTGTCAACCATGTCTAGGGCGATTGACGCCGTGTGCATAGCCTCGTGGCAGCCGAAGGTGCCGGGGCCGTAGGTGTTGTTGACGTCCTTGATGGGGGCTTGGTTGCGAGGTGGATATACGAAAGTGGTTTGATTGACGCCAGAGCCGCCGCACGTCGGACAGCGCGTGGTCGGATTGGACCACCCGTTGCCGGAGCAATTGCGGCAGGTGACGAAGGGGCTGCCTGTCTCGTCGCCGTTGTGGAGTGCGGGGTTGAACAATTGCTTCTCCATCAGTACGGCAAATGACTGGACAAACCAATCGCTTGGCTGTTACCGCGGCGAAGGGCGCCGAAGGGGAAAGGTGATTGGTTGGACGTACGGGTGTTGGACGTGGGACACGGAAGGTGCTCCCACGAGGCGGACAGGCGGCTGATGGGAGTGTCGGTAACGCGGTCAAGGCTCGCTTTTGCCTGGCTAAGTGCGATGCGAAGGCGGTTGATCTCGGTGCGAAGGAGATCAACTTCTGCGGCCCGCGGACGTTGACGCGTCTGCGTGTTGAAATCGTAAGGCGTACCTGGTTCCTCGTACGTGCCGAAGAAATCGCGTTCGGCTTCGGCGGTGACGGGGGTATTATACGTCGTCGCACCAAGGTCGTACGACTGTTGGCCGGCGAGTTGCTGCGCCGACTGGTTAAGTTCGTTTTGCCGCGCCTCGAACGCCTTGCGAGATATATCGATGCCAAAATCGCGACTAACTTCGGTGTTCAACGTTTGCATCGCATCCGTCAGATTGAATTGGTTTTCACTCATCGGTGGTAACTCCAAGTTCGGCGGCGATCTTATGGATGGCTTCCACTTCTAGGCGCCGTTGATCGATCGGCGACGCCGTGGAGTAGGAAGACCTGATCATAGGGATGTATTGCAGGAGAACCGTCCGGGCGCGGTTGACTGGGCTTTCAGACACCAGGATTTTGATAAGTTGCTCGTTGGTCATTGAGGTGCGTACCTTCTGTAGACCCACCATGAATCACCACCTGGCAGATAGCGGTAGTTGAGAACACGCCGTCGGCGATAGACGGTGCGAAACCACACCGTGCCATCATCATACGTATGCGTTGGAAGCCACGCAAAGCAGCGCTGCCAGGTAGGGGAGAGCCAGTCGCCGTAGCAAGGGCGGATATCGTCGTAGATCATGACGCCGGTGTCGTGTCGTCTGGATCATCGATGCCGAAGGTGTGGTTCATCGGATCCAGTAGCGACGCCGTCAAGTGACGGTTCAGGACATCGTGCGAAAAGGTGGGGACGAACGCCTCGCTCACCATACCGTGGTCGGCAGACACATAGGAAGCGGGGGAAGCACGCATATCCCAAACAACGATCGAAAAGCCGGCAAGGTCGGGGCCGAAGATTTCAATGATCTCTGTCACTGCGGTTGTCAGAGTGTCGGCAACGAGGGCGGCGCGGTCAAGGTCGGGGGCGACGGTCGTCAGGTGGAGGGGTTGGCTCGGGTTCAGGATTTTGTCGTCCATGGAGTAGGGGTCTCCTTAGATGGTTTGTAAGGTTGAAGAATACGGGGACATCGCGGGAGTGTCAACGGGAACAGATGGGGTCCAAAATGTTGATTTTGAAAAAATTTCAAATTTGAGAAGGTCAAAACGCCTGTATAGAAGGGGGTGGGTTTGTATCAAACATTTAAGCGTTTTGGGATTTGCCAAAGTGGTGAGACTGACCCTACGCGGCATGGCGGAAATTTTTTTCGCTTGGAAATTTTGGGGGTGGGGGTGCCCGATGTGTCGCCGGATGGCCGGCGGTCTAGGGCGGTTTCCGCCCTAGACCGGACCGGATCAGCGGGACCGGCTGGCTATCCTGTGGATGGCCGCGATGGATGGCGCCTCACCATCGCGTCGGAGTGCGTCCTGTATCGCACGGAATGTGTGACCAGCCTGGCGCATGGCGTGGATGCGCGCGATATCGTCGTGGGTATCGGATGGGACGATACCGCCCGATGCATCCCGCTCGTATCCATAGGGAACCTTGCCGCCAAGGTATCGAGCACGGTCGCGCTGATCGCTTTTGACTTGGCTGATCCGTTCGCGGATCCGGTCACGTTCCGCCTCAGCCACGGCGGAAAGGATCGTAAAGAGTAGCTTGCTTATGCCACTGCCTGCCACGTCGCCGCCGAGATCAATCATATGGAGCGATACGCCGCGGCGTTTCAGTCCGTCGAGCACTTGAAGTGCATCTGACGCGGAGCGGAACATACGATCCAGTTTGGCGGTCACGATCATATCCCCGGACTGCAGCACGCATAGCAACCTGGCACCCTGTTCCCGTTCGTGAAGTGGGACCGATCCACTAACCCCCTCCTCCTTATATATGTGCGCCACGGTCGCGCCATGGATCATGGCATATCCCGCGATGGCGCGTTGCTGCACTTCTAGGCTTTCACCTTCGCTTGCCTGCCTTGCCGTGCTGACGCGCGTATAACCATATACCGTCATGTTGCATTGTTCCTTTGTTCGCGTGCGTTGCGCAGGCTGTAGCACGCCACGCATCGCCAAGCAATTTTCCCATTGCTGTAGCAAGCGAACACAGAGGCGCGTTAGGCGTCGGATCCGTCCGGTGTTATCGTCGCCGGTGTGGGTTTCGCCATGTCACCTAGCTCAGCCAAGATCATTCTGCGCATCTCCCGTTTGCGCTCTTGATCGCTCAAGGTCAGCGGATCAATTTCTGGACGATCGGCCAAAATGCCTAAATGTTTAGCCAGTTTGTCAAGAGCCTGCAGTTTGTCCCAAAATTTATACTTATACAGCCACTCCACTTCGTTAGTGCCATCTTCATTTTTGGGGCCAAGTCTTCTAACAATTTCGACGGACTGAACCGCGCGGGCGGTTGCCGTGTCGAGGTCCTGCAGCGCTTTTGGTACGCCATCGTCATCCACAACGTTTCTGATGTCGGATTGCGCCACGTATGCCAATTCCAGCAGCACTTGCTGGGCTTTCAAGAGCGCGTCCCGCTCTAACTCTCTAACAATTTTGTTAGTATGTCTAACATAATGCTGCGAGGCTAGAAGTTTTTCCTTATACCCCGCTGGGACGTTTTGCCCAAACACTCGCCGCAAGGCTGTGTTTATATTCCTAGTTTCGGCATGGGCTTGGGCGATTTTTACGTCCTGATTAGAAAGTCCTGTCGTTTCGTCTATTTCCTCGTAATAATTTAGAAGTTTATTCTCATCACGGTATGTGGTTATGTCGTCTGCTATACGAATGGGCAAAGCTGGATCGGTGTTGCCGCCTTGCGCCTCAATTTTGAGCGGGTCTTTTTGAGCGCGCAAGGCTTCTGTCAGTGACCCGTCCGAGTCGATGAAGCCTTGAACGAACGCGCGTTTCTCAGGAGATAAAGCCACGGACCACCTAAAATAGTTATTGACAGGCTTCGGCTGTCATTATATATTGACAGCCATGGACGCCAAGCCTAGTTGACAGGCCAGGCGAAACGCAAGAGGAGCAAAGTCTATGCGCGGACTCAACATCATCAAGTATCCTTCGGGCCGGTTCGGATTTGTCGGGCGCGTTCCTCTCGCGCTGGCTTTTGAGGGAAGCGCCGAAGATTGCGAAACTGCCGCGCGATCCGGTCCGCGTATCGCACGGTTGATTGCTGAGCGCGAAGGCCGTGTGTTTCGCGAGTTATCGTGGGATACGGAAGCGGATGCACGCGCTGCGGCGGATGCGGCAGGGTTTCCTCTCACCTAGCCCTATCCCGCTAGGGCATACGATTGAGGCGGAACCATTCCGCCTCTTTCGCCTACCCTAGAAACAGGAGCAAAACACATGCACGACAACGAAACACGCGCGATAGACGCCGCGGCGGCGGGAATCGTGTTTGGCATGGGAAATTGCCTGTATCGCGCAATTCCGGTAGGCGGGAAATTCTATTTCCAACACGCGCCGGAAACCGTGTATCGCAAAATGAACAAAGCCGGATGGTACGCGGTAGACGGTCAAGCCGCGCCGCGGTTCCGCACCGGCATGTTGACCGCTGTGTTTTCTGTATAGGAGCAAAGCCTATGGCAACCATTCTCTACCGCACCGGTTCCGACGGATCTTTCATGGCCGCATGCATGTGCTGCCGCACCACGGCTTACGCCTACCCGACCAGCACACATGCCAACCAAGCCAAGCGCCATCCCGACCGGACGGCACGCACGATGCTTCGGGTGGAACATGGCAACCGCGATGATCTCGGCCTTACCCATGTTTACGGCCCGAGTCGGATTGATGAACGAGATCACATGTGGGTCAACATGCTGGTCAATTCCGACGCACAGAAGGGAACCGCGGCTTGCCCGAATATTCCCGGCATCGTCCTCCCTTACTAGGGCATACGATTGAGGCGGAACCATTCCGCCTCTTTCGCCTACCCTAGAAACACCCGCCGCAATCTTGGCTAGTCGCCAAACTTTTTTCTTGACTTGGCTGTTACTGTCATCATAAGATGACAAATCAAGAGGAGCTAAACCAATGGTTGATACCGTGAAACTGCACCGCACACTGTCACACGCTGTTACCGTGTTTGATACACGCCAGTCCAAAAAGAAATTCTATAACCATTATGCGCTTTCGTTGTATCTCGGCCGCGTAAACGATGTTTGCGACGCGGTAGAAGCCGGAACATCACTTGGCCGCGCGCTGTATGACAATTTCAACGACAGGCTTTTGACCGCACTCGAAAAGACGTGCGGCTTGCCCGTCACGTATGGCGGTGGGGGCCACGATAAAGGCCGCCCAGACTAATAAAAACACTTGACTGGTAAGAATTGTCAGCGTATGTTGACAATACAAACACAGGAGCAAAACCGATGGCCGACCCCTCAATCCGTACCTACCAAGGTATCCGCACCAAATATCTCGGCCCGACAAATACGCAGCCATCGCGTATCGCCGCCGTAACTACGTCTGGCATTCGCCGCGTCTGGACATTCAACGCGCTACAGGATGCGACAGGCAATATCGGCATGGCAAGCAGCGCACCACATCAAGAGGCTTGCCGCCGGTTGGCCGCGGAGATGGACTGGTGCGGCAAGTGGGGCGGCGGAAGCCTTGATGCTGATACCTATTTCTGGTGCCAAGCCGACGAAATTTTCACCGTCTAACACGCAAGTTTCTCTTGCGGTATCAGAGGAAAAACCCTATCCTCTGATACAGCAAGGCAAACACAGGAGCAAAACCGATGGCCGCGAAATTCTCTGAAAAATTCGATTCGTTCGTGATTCCTGGCGAGTCCGTTTCCGTTACCGTTAACGGAATCACCTATACCGCAACCGTCGAACACGACAGCGATTCGGCGTCACCGGATGAGCGCAACGATGGCTTTTGGCCCAGCCAAGATCCAAATTCCGCGGGATATATCGGGTCAAAAAGCAAGTCCACACTTGCGCGCCACACGGCTCACGCGAAGCGTGTTATGAAAGCGTGGGAAAACGATGAATGGTTTTATTGCGGAATTGTTATTTCCGCTTCCTACGGCGAAACCGTATTCATGAAACACGCTGCCAGTTTGTGGGGTATTGAGACAAACTATCCGCAGGCCAACGGAAAGCGGAACAACAGTTATCTGGACGATTGCGCCAATGAATTGCTGGGCGAAGCAATTCACGCCGCCGAGGAAGCCCTGGCCGATATCGTACAAGCCGCTTGCCGCGGACCGCGCTAGGCGCCGCCGCCATATGCAAGCCTGAGCCTGTAACCTAAACCGCTTCGCCCGCTTACACATTCACCCATGTAAGCGGGCGAATCTTTTTCATCCGCTAAATCCTATCAGGATTCCTTGCAGTCGCCTAAATCGTATTCGCGCCGTCATACACAAGCCCGACACCGCGCCAAAATAAATCAACCCCTACTGTATTTTTCCGTTGACACCGCCCCTTCGCCCCGCTAAATTCGTTCTTGTCAGACAAACCCAGGAGCAAAACCGATGGCCCGCAATACCCCGACAAATTCCGACGACGTGATCGACTCCCGCGATATCATCGAACGCCTGGAAGAATTGGAGTCCGAGCGGCAGGACCTGGCCGACGCTATCAGCGCCGCACAGGATGAACTTGACACCGCGGAGGATGACACGCCAGAGATTCGCACTTTGCTGGAAACCGGCGTGGCCTACGCGGAAACCGCATTGAACGACTGGGATAACGACAACGCCAATGAATTGAAGGCGCTGCAGGCCCTCGCGAAGGAAGGCGAAGAATGCGGGGATGACTGGACCTGCGGCTCTACCTTGATCCGCGAATCGTATTTCACGGACTATTGCAAGGATCTGGTTTCCGACATTGGCGACCTACCGGACGACCTCCCCAGCTATATCGTGATCGACTGGGAAGCCACGGCAAACAACCTCAAGGTGGACTACACCGAGATTGACTTTGACGGGGTTACGTACCTCGTTCGCTGAAACAACACAGAAGGAAAAATGCGTTATGTCAAACAACACCAAACGCCTATGCGTTATCCTGGCTGAAAATAAAAACAAAGAAGTCACCGTGTACGGCCCTTTCAATAATTCAATAGAGGCCGAGGAAGCCGCGGAACGTGACGACACCATAAATCAAGGGCTTGATTGGTGGATCCAGTCCTTGTGCAGCCTTGACAGCGCAGAATAGGAGCGCGGACCATGTGGACCATCGCCATTGACCATACCGCCGGCAAGTTTCCTGCCTACACCAGTCGCCGGGAGGCCGAGCGCGTTGCGCGCCGTTACCGGGCTTGCTGGACCCGACACCGTTATGCCGTTGTGCGGGAACGCGACTAGCACTAAGCCGTCCCACAAGCCCCCACACGCCACAATCGCCTAAAGGGGAGCATGGCTCCCCTTTTTCGTATCAACCCGCCACAGCCCCACCACAGCCGCCGGAAAGGCATTTCATGGAAAACTTGCACCTCCCCCTAGCCGCCTATTGCACCGCCTGGCGCCAACGCCGCGGCCTGACTCGCGCCGGTGCCGCACGCCTGTTGAAAATCGATATGCGGGCATGGGTCAAAATCGAAGATGGGGACGCCGATCCGCGCCACCCGCGCGGACGCCTTCGCGGCTTGTTGCACGTCGCTCTTGACGCACTTGACCGCGCGGACGGCATGACGGGAGCGCCGCTGCGGCGCGCACCGATCCCGCTGATTGCCGCCGATGCGCCACCTCGGCCCGCGCATATGTCGCTTCCGCCCGTCTACATGCCCGTCACGAAGCCCAAGAAGCGGTTCGGGCGGCTACCATGGGTCAACACGGCGCCAGAGGCGCCTCTGGACCCTACGCAGGCTGTGGACTACCTGCAGCCCTCCAAGCGTGGCCCAGGGCGCCCGCGGCTGATCCAGTCGCCCCCCGCTCCCGACGCGCCGCCCGTCGTCAAGCGCGGGCGCGGACGGCCCCGCAAGATTCCGCTCGCGACTGTGTAAATAAACGTTGACAGTGGGTAAACTGTCATCGTATGTTGACGGTGTTGAACAGGAGTGAAACCGATGACCCCCTTCGAGTTTTTCGTCGCCTCGGCCAACTGGGGCAGTTACATGAGCGCGGGCGATCCGGGCGCCTGCATGTACGGCTTTGACGAAACCGGCCTGCCTCAATCCGAGGAGCACTGCCGCGCGTGCATTTCCTGGCTGTCGTGCGAGTGCCGGGTTGCCGCTCTGGCTAACGAGGATCCCGAGACGGACCTGGCCGAGATTGAGGAGATGATCGCCTACCTTGAAGCGGCGCCATTAAAGGGTCCGTCTGGCGGTCGCGTATGGCCGTGGCGGTCTTGAGTCATGGTCGTGACGCGAAACCCCGAGCCAAGGGAGAACCGGACCCGAGCGGTTCGGCGCCTCCTGCGGCGGGACGGCTACGCCGACAACCTGAGCGAAGACGAAATGCTCATGTTGTCTCGTATGGTCGCTATGGGAGGCGCGAACGTCTCGATAGAGGTTCTGGCGGATGCCGTGAAAAGGGTGCGGGGTAGCGGTAAGGGGATACTTAGATCGAAAGACGCGCCCGGTCCATAGTCGCCGTGCGTGGCCGAAGGTTTATTGCAAAAGCGGTGTTTTATTTTTGTGACAACCCACCTATTTGCGCACCTAGTCATCCTAGTGCACCGATTCCCTATACTCTCTCTGGGAGAGAGCATCTTACTTTCATAAATATACCCCTTTTTGTCAATATACATATACATACCTATCATACTATAATTTATCCTTACCTTTTTATATGAATAGGTATACTAGGTATACTATGTATGCAAGTTATAGATTTTTACTGCACTTTTTAACTAGTGCACCTGTTTTCAGACTACCGTAAAGGTATACTAGAGGTGTGCAAATAGCTAAAAATTCAAAACATTAAAACATAGCGCTATAAATATATAAAACATTTAAGCGCTTTGGTTCGGCCCGCGGGGCACACCTTTTGGTGGGGTTGCACACCTTTAGTGCACCCCACTAGTGCACCTTTCAACGCTTTATTTTTTAGACGGTTCCGCCCACGCTGCCACCTCGGACGCCGATTTCGTCGTATTTGGTTGCATTTGCACAACGTCCCCTTCCCATGTCGGGTCCACATATCTGCTTAACTGAATACCGTCTTTCATTATGCGCTTCTTAACACGGCCCAGGCGTTTCAGGATGGACGCCACCCGCATTTCATCCGTTTTAGTCCACTGCCCCACAGGCTTTTCAACGCACGTTTTAAGGACATCCCCCACTGTCACCGGCGCCCGATGCGTGGCTAGGAACACCGCTATACGGTCTTCCCACACGTCCACCTCATACCTCTGCCCAGCGGCGCGTGCCTGTTCTTCCACCGGCGCCAATTCATCCAGCCACCAGGTTTCGCCGGCCTTGTAGCGGGTCACTGCCTCGGCCCATAGTTGGTCCCTAGCCGCCGTCAACGCGGCGCCGTCCATCGTCCTACCGGCGTCCCAGTCCACCCCACAGGCCACGGGCCAGAACCGCGAGGCGCCGGTCTCATCCTTCAGATAGCCGTTTGATCCGGGGTTAACCGTGGCGATGAAAATGCACTGCCGCGGGAAGTCGGCGGCGACCTTGCCGAATGTGGGCCGGTATCGGTCGGTTCCCGTGGACACAAACGCCTTGATGCGCGCGGCGTCTGTCTTTGACATGGTCGCCATTTCGCTGTGCTCTTGGATCCATATCCCTATGAGTTGTTGCGCGGCGTCCTTGTTCTGGATATCAGGACATGTATCCGTGAACCACGACGGGTTTGGCACCAATGACGCGCAAAACTTGCTCTTGCCGATGTTCTGATCGCCTTCAAGGGTCAACACCGTCTTGACCCTGCAACCGGGGTTATAACCGCGGGCCACCGCCGATATAAGCGTCTTGGCCGTGAATATGCGATTGATCTCCGTATCCTCGGCGCCGAGGTAATCAATCAACAATGTGTCGCACCGCGGCACGCCGTCCCATTCCAGCGATTCCAGGTAGTCGCGCAAGGTGCTGCGCTTGAGCCGCTGCGATTCTCCTTGAATAACCTTGAACGCGGACTCCGCTGAGATATCAACCCCTAACCGCTGCATCCATATAGCTGCGTAGGTTGTATCGTGTTCCGCCAGTTCGCGCGTTTTCCATTCTTCGCTCCCGGCTTCCACCCACGGCGGCGGTGTTACCAGGATGGTGCGGTATCCGAACGTATCATAAAACATACCGCCGTCACGCATCCACGGGGTTGCGTACCGCAGGATCGTTTGGGTATTCAGGAGGTTAGGCTTTGGCTCCTTCGTTCTGCTACTCATAAGCAGCATGTCTTGCCAGTCGCCTACGTCACCTGTGTCGATGGACGTCCAGCCGCTTCCCTCGTTCGATCCGGCGTCCCCCACGCCAAACTCAACCGTTGGCATGTCCCCTGGTGCCGTTGTCGCCGTCGCCGTCGTCGTCGCACCCGTGTCATTCCCTTGCGGCGGCGATGCGCTCATGCTTTCAAACTTCGGCAACGCGCCAAGGCGCTCAATGCGGTGATGCTTCAGCCACTCCTTTTCGACCAATGGCGTTCCCGTCTTTTTGGCGCATCGCTGCGCCTCAGCCCGCAGTGAACCAAAGCCGCCCGTGGTCGGGGGCCGCGCGTCCAACTCCTCCCACGCGGTCTCGCAATCACCTTCCTGATATTCAGGCAGTTGGCGCGACCACTCCCGCCATACGTCCAAACCTTCGCCGGATCCTTCCGACGATGCGTAGACCAAAATTCCGATAAAACTTTTCCAGTAATCCCAATTAATTCCAGTGTTCGGGATATTCTGCAGCGCTTCGCGGATCACATGAATGGGGGCGGTCTTGTTTGGGTTGGACGTCTTGTTCTCGCTCGGCACTGCATCGTCCCGCCGCGGCCCGACGTTCTCAGCCAACAAGGCCGCACCCACGGCGCCGATGGCACTCCACTTGTCCGCGTAACCCGGCAGCACGTTGAAGGTGATGGTCACAAAGCCGGTGCCGTAGTACACCTCTCCCTCTAGGCCGTCAGCCCATCGGTAAGACGCTTTCCCGGCACCAGGCCACCCATCTGACGCGCCGACAATGCGCAAACCCGTGCCCGACGGTGACACCTCTGTATAGGTGTTGCAGGCTTCCACGATAGCAGCCGCGGTATCCGTCAACTTGCCACTGGCCGGATCACGGCAACCATCGATGTCAATAAACAGAAACCGGTTGCTTTTGGCCGGCGCGAAACCGGCGCCCATCACCGGGTTGTCTACATTCCCAGCGCCGTAGGGACTGCTGGATAGGTCGGTCCACACCTCTTGGAAGGACCTGTGATTATCGGCCTTGTTATATCCGGTGAGAACGCCGTAGCGATTGCAAGGCCGCTTTTGCATTTTCCCGGTTTTAGGGTTCCACGCTCCCGACCACTGGATCCAGCGATTGGTCCGCAGGACCGGCAGGATACCTTGGGGAAAGGAGGCGAAAAAACTATCATCAGTCATAAAAGCACCATTCGCTTAAAGGTTGACAACTCGGGTGCTTGCTGTGTATGGTTGGGTTGACAGCCTCCCACGACCACAGCAAGCACCGTCCTAAAGCACCCAGACACCGCCGATCCTTTCACGAGGGCGGCGGTGTTTGCGTTTCTACCCGTCGGTAGTCTACAGTGCGCTCGTATCCCAGCGCGTCGAGGACCTTCCCCGCTGGGCGCCGGCGTCCCGCCAGGATTAGCCGGATCAATTCTACCGACACCCCTATCTGTCGGGAAAAGGCACGCATGGATCCCGCGGCATCGCATCGGCGCCGCAGTTCCACCTGAAGGTCCGTGATTTGCATGGTCACTTTCAATCAACAATTTAGTTGACATTATATACCTGATGTCGGTATGTTTGGTCAAGTCAGCCGAACCAATCCTACACCAACACGCAGGAGCACCAAACCAATGACCGACCCAATCAAGTCCTATAAGGGTTTCAACAAGGACATGACGTGCCGCGACTTCCAATATGAAGTCGGCAAGTCCTATTCCCTCCACGGCGTCGTCAAAGTGTGCGAGTCAGGCTTTCACGCCTGCGAACATCCACTGGACGTATTCAAATACTATCCTCCCAGCACGTCCCGGTTTGCCGAGGTGCTGCAATCGGGCGCCTTGTCGCGCGAAGAAGATGGCGACAGCAAGGTTGCATCGTCCGACATAACCATCGTTGCCGAGATCAGTCTGCACGAAATGATTGACCGCGCCGTGAAGGTGGCTTTGGACCGCGGGGGAAAGAAAACCAAGCACGCCACCGGCCACCGAGGCGCCGCATCCGCCACCGGCGACTATGGCGCTGCATCCGCCACCGGCCACCGAGGCGCCGCATCCGCCACCGGCAACTACGGCGCTGCATCCGCCACCGGCGACCAAGGCGCCGCATCCGCCACCGGCTACCAAGGCGCCGCATCCGCCACCGGCGACCGAGGCGCTGCATCCGCCACCGGCAAC